CTCGACCTGATCGCCCAGGCACTGACTCGCGATCTGGCCAGCCGCTACGGCCCGGACATCGCGGTGAGCTTTCCGGATTGCTCGCCGCGGAATCTCGACCAGCGTCGCCAGGACGACGAGGTGGATGCGCGGCTGGGCTTGCGTACCGTCAACGAGATTCGCAAGTCGCGCGGCTTAAACCCGTTTCCGGACCCCCGGTTCGACCAACCGATGTTGCCCACGGATTGGCGCGGCGAGCGAACAGCCGGCTAACGCCGGCCGCTCGCCCCGGAACAACCAACCCGGCGAGCGGTCGGTGTTAACCGACTGTTCCCACCAACGCTAACCAACCCGGCGAGCGGTCGGTGAGCGGTCGGTGTTAACCGACTGTTCCCACCAACGCTAACCAACCCGGCGAGCGGTCGGCGAGCGGTCGGTGTTAACCGACTGTTCCCACCAACGCTAACCAACCCGACGAGCGGTCGGCGAGCGGTCGGTGTTAACCGACTGTTCCCACCAACGCTAACCAACCCGGCGAGCGGTCGGTGAGCGGTCGGTGTTAACCGACTGTTCCCACCAACGCAAAACAACCCGGCGAGCGGTCGGCGAGCGGTCGGTGTTAACCGACTGTTCCCACCAACGCTAACCAACCCGACGAGCGGTCGGCGAGCGGTCGGTGTTAACCGACTGTTCCCACCAACGCAAAACACCAACGCAAAACACCAACGCAAAACACCAACGCAAAACACCAACGCAAAACACCAACGCACCACCAATGCAGACCAGGAGTTTCCCATGCCCTTGACTCGTACCGACCCCGCCAACCGGACGCTGAGTGTCAATGCCGCGACATTCACCGTCCGCTCGGTGATTACGACCATCGATACCGACCGCAGCGGCGACATTGTGATTCCAACGGGCCTCAAGAACGCCGAGGAGTTTCTGCTCAATCCGGTGGTCCTGTGGGCCCACAACCGCACGCACTTCCCGCCGATCGGGATCTGCGAATGGCTCGACGTGCAGCCGCGTCGGATTGTCGCCCAGACGCGCTTTGCCCGTGGGGTGCCCTTCGCCGAGGACGTGTTCCGGCTCTATGAGCAGGGCGTGCTGCGGGGTTGGTCGATCGGGTTTGTGCCCCGCAAGGCCGTGCGGGAGCCGCGGCCCGGCGGGCGCACGGGGCTGCGCATCGCCGAGTGGGATCTGCTCGAATACTCCGCCGTACCGATCCCGGAGAATCCCGCCGCGGTCACTCTGGCCGTGCAGAAAGGGCTGGTCCGCGACCCGGCGTTCCGCGACTGGCTGCTCGACCACACCGACGTTCTTAGCGAGCTCCTCGAGCCGCTGCCGACCCGGCACAGCGCGTGACCGGGCGATCCCTGGCCCGCGGTGTGTGGGAACGTCCTGTTCGTTCTCCTCGACCGCTGGCCTCAAACCCCCTGTTGGAGGTTCAGTTCATGTCCACGACCGTGACCGACAAGTTTCAGTCCCGCGATGAGCTGGTGGCGTTCATCGAGCAGGAAGCGCAAGCGGCCGTCGAGAAAGCCACCCGCGTGGAGCGACGGGTGCCCTGGGTCACCGCGGGGCCGGTGCTCAAGGATTCGGCCGGGTACTCCATGCTGAAAGCGGCGGCGTTCGCCCTGGGCTACGTCGGCCCCGAGCAGGCGAAGGAAGAGATTCACACGCATCAGCAACTGCGCGACCTGTACGCCGGCTACGGCTTTTCCCCGCACCACGGTCAGCAATCGTTCCTGGTGCCGCTGGCTTCCGCCCATTTGCCGGTGTTCGAGCCACACGGCCAGCGCCTGCGTGACGAGTTGCACCAGAAGATGACGGCCCAGGCCGGGAAGTTCGACCCCGACGAGGCCGATTGGCTCACCCAGCGAGCCGGGGGTGGCCCCGCCCGCCTGGCGACCAAGGCCCTCGGTACGCTGCTCGACACGGCGGGTGGGTCGATGGTGCCGCTGCCCCTGCTCGGCGAACTGATCGACTTGCAGCGCAGTCTGGAGGTCTTCGCGACTGCGGGGGCGCGGGAAGTGGCCTTGCCGCCCAACGGCCGCATCCAGTTCCCGAAGCTCACCGCCGCCTCCACCGCCTACTGGGTGGGTGAAGGTAGCCCGATCACCGAGAGTCAGCCGGCGACCGGCAACCTGGATCTGCACGCCAAAAAGCTCGGCGTGCTGGTGAAGCTGAACAATGAGCTGCTGCGGTTCGCCAGCCCGAGTGCGGAAGGGTTGGTGCGCTTCGATATGGCCCGGGCGGCAGCCTTGAAGGCGGATCTGGCCATGCTGGAGGGCAGCGGCGGCACGCAAATCAAGGGCCTCATCACCTACTCGGACATCGGCACGCATGTGGCCAGTTCCCCCGGTGCCAATGGCGACACGTTCCAGCCGCAGGACGTGGCCCTGATGGAAAGCAAGCTGCCCGACGCCGTGGAAGCGCCGACGGCCTGGGTGATGCGCAAGGCCATGTTCGCGGCTCTGATGAACCGCCGCACCGATGCCGTGTCCAACAACGACGCCAAGGGGGTGTTCCTGTTGCGCGGCCCGACGCAGACAGCCGGAGCATTGCCGGCCGAGTTGTATGGCACCCGGGTGGTGCGATCGGCGCAGGTATCGGCCTCGCGAGTCAAGGGCACTTCGTCGAACCTGACGTACATCCTGCTCGGGTACTTCCCGGACTGGGTCGTGGCCCGGATGGGCGTGATGGAGTTTCTGGCCAGCGGCCTGGGCGACACGGCCCTGCAGAACGATCAGACGGTGCTGCGTGGCATCCAGCACATCGACGCCGGTCCGCGGCATGCGGCCAGCTTCGTGTTGTGCGATCAGTTGATGATCACCTGATGTCCACGGCAACCCGAGGCGGGAACCGGTCCGGGACCGGCTCGCCCGGGAATCCGTTCCCCAACCCCTAACCTTGGAGATTCGCATGTCCACCGCCTTGCACGATCTGGCCTCGGCCGGTCTTGTCGTCGCCGGGTTGCACCCCGACACCAAAACGAGTTCGCCCACCGGCCCCACGATCGACCTCGTTGCCGCCGACGGGCCGTGCTTCGCCATTCAACAGGTCGGTAGCCTGTCCGAGGATACCACGCTGGAAGGCCGGATCGAACAATCCGCCGATGGCAGTAACTGGTCCGCCATCACCGGGGCCACATTCGACCCCGTGACAATCGAAAACACCCTGCAGGTCATTCGGTTCACCCGAACGGCCCGGTACGTTCGCTATGCCGCCGAGCTGACCGGCGATACGCCGTCGGTCGATCTGGCGGTGGTGATCGGCGAACAGAAGAAGACGTTCTGATACACGCTGGCAAGACCAGCCGGCTCAGGGAGAACAGCCGGCTGACGCCGGCCGCTCGCCAAGCCGGACGATCGCCAAACCGGACGCTCGCCAACCCAGACGATCGCCAAACCGGACGATCGCCAAACCGGACGATCGCCAAACCGGACGATCGCCAAACCGGACGATCGCCAAACCGGACGATCGCCAAACCGGACGACCAACTACCTGATTCGGGAGCAGCCCATGCCACTGGAAACCCTGAGCAATGTCAAGGCGGCGTTACTGGTCACGGGGACCTCCGACGACGCGCTGTTGAACCGGCTGCTGGAGGCAGCGGAGAATTTCATCGCTAACCACACGGGTCGCAACTTTGCCGGCGGCTCCTTCACCGAGATGCATCCGGCCGGCCGGTCGCTGGTGTTTCTCCGGAACTTCCCGGTGACGACGGTGGCCAGCTTGAAAGTCGATCCCAAGCGGCAATTTGGTGGAGACACGGTTCGGGCCGCCGACACGTTCGTCCTCCACGCCGAGCGCGGGGTTATCGAATCGCTAACCGGGCCGTTCCTGCCGCCCCGACCGGGCCACCGCGAGGATTGGCCGGCTGCGCTGCAAGTGGAGTATTCCACCGCGATCGCAGCGGTACCGGCGAGCGTCAAACAGGCGTGCTGCGAACTCGTCGGCCACCTGTACCGCTTCGCCAAGACGGCAGCGGATCAGAATTTCCAGATCCTGACGTCCCGGATCGACAGCAGCGGGCAGAAGGACTGGCCTTGGAGCCTGGCCGCCGGGAAACCGCTACCGCCGGTGGTGTACGAACTTCTGGCACCGTATCGGGTGCCCCGGACGGGCTAACCGGTTTCTCACCAACACGAGACGCGAAACGGCGTTATACCTGCGTGAGGCAATCGTAACGGGAAATGGGTGCTGGACAACCGACCGGTTCGAGGGCTAAGGTGAATCCGTCGCTTCCGCCTGAACCTCGACGGATTGACCGCTGCGTGACCCCGGAAACCGAGCCCCTCCTCCCCGACGAGGAGGCTGACTGGATACGGGCGGCCCAAGCGGGCGACCGGGCGGCTTTTGCCCGTCTGGTAGACCGGTACTGGGAGCGCTTGTATCGCTGGCTGTACCAGGTGACGCGAGACCGGCACTTGGCGGAAGATTTGACGCAAGAAACGTTCCTCAAAGCTTTTGCGGCGGTCCAATCCTTCCGAGCTGGGAGTAACTTCCGGGCCTGGGTGTTTCGGATTGGCCACAATA